CTTTAGTACCTTTGCAGATTTTAAATCACGAAGAAGCATTAGCTTTATTGGCCACTCCAGCTTGGACACCAGAAGAACCTGAATAATTACAATGGACTTATTTTTAGAAATAACACACACCACTCCTGATGATATACACTTCACTACAAAAGATGTTATATATTTATTAACTTTTGTTGTATCTTTATTAACTGCGTGGTTTAAATTAAAGCACGATAACGACAGGCAAACAGACAGGATTTTAGAAATAAATAAAAAAATTGACAGTTGTTTTTCTGATTCTAAAGAAGAAATTATGAACGCCAAGAATGGCAGAATAGCAATAAGAAAAGATTTTGATAGGAGGTTAGAGAAAACTTCTGATGAAATAAAAAACACTAAAGAAAACTTCACTAAGCAGATGGGAAAGATGACTGAATCTATTAACCAAGTAAAAACAGATACTGCTGAAATAAAAGGAATGATTAGTAACTTATTAAACCAATAATTATGGCTAAAAAGGATAGAAGTAAGATTAAAAGAGTTACAAAAAAAGGAGGTGTTACAACTAAAACTAAAATAAAGTCTGTATACAATCCGAAAACAAAGAAGCAGAAAATTAAGAAAAAGGTTGTTACAAAAAGTAAAGGAAACAGGTCTGTAAAAAGAAATAGAATAAAAATGTAACTAATGAAAGATGTTTCTAGAATAGATATTGTTTCAGCCATGAAAAGGCTTGGACACACAGTTTACCAAAAAGACACCACTCCTTATAATTTAAACTTGGTAGGCATAAGAGCTGCAAAACCAATAGTGAATGAATTTAATTGTTTATTTACAGTGTTTTGGAAATATGAAGGACACTGGAACATATACAAGATGCAGATGACAAGTTTACCTGGGTTGTATTGGCTCGCTAACCCATCCAACCCTAAAGGATGCGCTATTTTAAAGGAAGGACAGTATAAGGGAGTCTACAAGGTGGATAAGCATAATTCAAAATACGATGCGATTTGCCAGAGACTTGGGGACGTCACGGTTTACAGGGACGCAGATCGAGACCGAGACTATGACTTAGTAAAAGGAACTGAAATGACAGGAATGTATGGTATTAATTTACACCGAGCCCATCCTGATTACGAGCTTGAGACAGTAGACAAATATTCAGCTGGCTGTCAAGTAATTCAAGATCCTAATGAATATGAAATTCACATGGATATTGCAAAAAAAGCAGCTGAGGTATGGGGAAATAGTTTCACCTATACATTAATTAACGAAAAAGATTTACTCTAATGGGAAAATTATTTGATTTTTGTGGAGGTCGTAAGACGACTTTTGCATTACTATTATTTGTAGCATTAACCACATTTTTATGTATAGACAAATGCGTATTCGCAGAATGGCTAGACGGTATCATTTGGATATTTGGCGTGTATGCTGTTGGAAATGGCGTAGAACATGTTGGTAATGGATTGAAAAGAAAGCCTTAAGAACCGTGCGTTCTTTAAGCTTTATATTGATCTTAGCTTTTATTATAGCCTGTTCGCCTCAAAAACAGTTGAACAGGCTTATTAAAAAACATCCCGAGCTTCTAACTCAAGATACGCTCAATTTAATTATTCACGACACCGTGGTGATAGAATCTGTATCACACGACACTACTACTAAATTAATTTTTCACGATTCTACAATTATAGTAAACAATGAAAAAGTGTTTGCTAAATATTATTATGACACTATTACTCGAGAATTTCATCATTATGTAGAGTGTAAAGGAGACACGGTTACTATCATTAAAGAGGTTCCTATTATTGTAGATAAAGTAGTAATAGAAGAACTAACCTGGTGGGAAAAATATAGCACTGTTATTATAATAAGTGGAGTACTCTTGTTGTTTTTAATCCTATTAAAGAGGTTCGGAAAATTATTATTATAAATTACTATCTTTGTAAAAACCAACTATTATGGCTAAGAAAAGAAAAAACGGACTTAAGTACAAACCTAATGTAACTAAAAGAATAGGAAGTTTAATATCTTCTGATTCTAAAAAAAAACAACAAAGAGGGCTGTCTAAGTTAAGTAAAAGACATAACAGGAGACTTAAATAAAACACCATGAGCTACAGAACATCACTACCACTTCACGAAACAGAAGACGACAAGCCTAAGAAAATAATCCGAAAAGGGAAGAGCCGAAGAATAGTTAGACGGAGTAAAGGTAAAATAGAGTCTCATGTGATTTATAAAAAAGTGAAAAAGAAGCACGATAAGACTACCAAGAAGCACAAGAGAGTTAAAAAGAGAAGAAGAATACCAAATCAAACGTTTTAAATAAACAAAGAGGATAAACAATGACAAAGATAAGTACATACGCAGTAGTAACCCCCGTATCGACAGATAAGGTTATAGGAACAGATGTAGATAGTAGTGGAGCTACAAAGAATTTCACCATGCAAAGCATAGCCGATCTTGCGGCCATGGGGGGATATGTGTATCCGCGATTTAATGTGGTGGCTACCGCTGCCGCAACCTCAGCCCCTTCAGCTGGAGATTTTGTGTTAATATCTATTGACAATCATACATGTACCTTACCTACGGCTGTAGGTATTACAGGAAAAATAATTGGAGCTTATCAAGCTACCGCTCCAGCGGGAGTAACCAACATTACTATTGCTACTACAGGAGCAGAAACTATTAATGGAGCTGCTAGCAAACATTTAGCAACCCAATACTCTAAATACCTATTAATGAGCGACGGAGCTAATTGGGTGATAATAGGAGATTAATATAATAAAATAAAATAGAATGTCTAAAAATAAAACAACACCTGAAGAGGTGGAAATTCTGCGTGAAAAAAATAAAAAAGTAATCGAGTTTTTAATACAATTAGGAGACATTGAATCCTCCTTATCAAGGTTAGAAACCACTAAAACATCGGTTCTTTATTCAGTAGAAAGCGCTCGTCAAGAACTTAAGGATGCGCAAAACTCTTTAATAGATAAATATGGAGAAAATAGTGTTAATCTAGAAACAGGAGAACTTACTTAACATGTCGGTTATTCGCAAAGTGTCTATAGGAAACGATTATAAGTCTTCTATGAATTATGTCGTTGGTCAAAGTGTACTAAAACTGTACGTTATTCATTTGATTAAGAAAAATAACAACGGAGAGGTAGAGATATTTATAGAACACGAGAATGGAGAGATATATCTATGGAAAAGTGTTAATGTTACAATGCCTTTTTCAATAGAGTACAATATAAACTTTTAATGAAATCCCCATATTGTTTTATAGTAGAACCTAAAGACGGAATGAGATATGACAATATTAGCCATTTCGGAAACAAAAAACTAATAAAAAGCGTATCTCAAGAAGATCATACTGCTACAAATAGGTTTGCAACAGTAACCTCAATTCCTTTAAATTATGATGGAAAAATTAAAGCAGGAGATATATTAGTTGTTCATCATAATGTATTTAGAAAATATTATGACATAAAAGGGCGAGAGAAATCAGGTCCTTGTCATTTTAGGGACAACATATATATTATAGAGCCAGATCAAATATATTTACATTTTCAAAATGATATGTGGAACGCTGTTGACCCTTATTGTTTTGTTAAGCCAATAGAGAAAATTCAAAATGATTTATTATCTTTAGAGGTTGAAGAGAAACAGGCAGGAGAATTGTTTTTTATTAATGACGAACTAAAAAGCTTAGGATTAAACAAAGGAGACATGGTTTCATTTTTACCAGAATCAGAATATGAGTTTAATATAAGCGGAGAAAAGCTATACAGAATGAGAACTAGAAATATAACTGTTAAGCTTACTAAATGGAATCAAGAAAATTAAAGGAAGATATAATAAAAGCCGGGAGGGTTGCGGTAGAGCAACTTGTGAAAGTGGCTAAAGAAGACATTATCAAGTATGACGCAGAAGACGATCTAGCTGCAGATAGATTAAAGAATGCGGCAGCTACAAAAAAGCTAGCTATATTTGATGCTTTTGAGATTTTAAGAAGAATAGAAGAAGAAAGCGCTATGCTTGAAGGTGAGAGTTTAGCAATTAAAACATCAAGCGGGTTCGCTGAAAAAAACTCTAAGTAATGGTCCCTTTGTATCACATAGAAAAGGACTTAATCCCCAAAACTGTAATAGTTAATACCAACAAAAGGAAGAATTGGAAATACGGTTATCAGGAGAAATATGACATGATAGTCATATCAAGAGACGGAACACTAGGGGAGGTTTATAATATACAGGGACTAAGAGTAGGTCTTCCGGCGGCTCCAGGTAAGTTAAAAAAAGGAGACAATAAGTGGGTGAGAAAAGAATACCCAGGAGCTTTAAAAAAAATAAGGACAATTTTCGAGTGGAATAAAAGAGATGATGGATTTAAGTCTAAGTGGGTAGAGTATATAGAAGGGGAGTTTAATAAGAGAGAAGAAGGAAGTTGGTTTACTAACAACAATACTCCTACTTATATTACAGGAACACACTATATGTATCTTCAATGGACTAAAATTGATATAGGTAAACCTGACTTTAGAGAAGCGAATAGAATATTTTATATTTTTTGGGAAGCATGTAAAGCTGACACTAGGTCTTTCGGGATGTGTTATTTAAAAAATAGACGTTCAGGATTTTCATTCATGAGCTCCTGTGAGGGCGTGAATACAGCGACAATAAGTAGAAATGCTAGGATAGGGGTTCTTTCTAAAACAGGATCAGATGCTAAAAAAATGTTTACAGACAAGATAGTTCCCATATCAAACAACTACCCTTTCTTTTTTAAACCTATCCAAGACGGTATGGATAAACCAAAAACCGAACTAGGATACAGAGTTCCCGCATCTAAAATAACAAGGAACAATCTTGATCATGTTGAAGAAGTTCATTTAGACGGCTTAGATACTGTAATAGACTGGAAGAATACAGCCGACAATAGTTATGATGGCGAGAAGTTAAAGTTATTAATCCATGATGAAAGTGGAAAGTGGGAAAGACCTGAAAACATTAAAAACAATTGGAGGGTAACTAAAACATGTCTAAGGCTAGGTAGAAAGATAGTCGGAAAGTGTTTAATGGGATCAACTTCTAATTCATTAGCTAAAGGAGGTCAAAATTTTAAAGATTTATACGAAGACGCAAAGGTTAGTAGTAGAAATGCAAATGGTCAAACCAAGTCGGGATTATATGCTTTATTTGTTCCTATGGAATGGAATTTTGAAGGATATATAGATGAGTACGGGCATCCAGTTTTTAATACTCCAGAAAAACCAGTGAAAGGCATAGATGGAGAACTTATAGACACGGGTGTTATAAATTATTGGGAGAACGAGGTTGCTTCATTAAAGTCAGACCCTGACGCGTTAAATGAATTTTATAGACAATTCCCTAGAACTGAAGCTCATGCTTTTAGGGATGAAAGTAAAAACTCTATATTTAACCTTACTAAAATTTACCAACAAATAGATTACAATGATGGTTTAATTAAAGGTCATTACCTAACAAGAGGTGGCTTCCATTGGAAAAACGGAGAAAAAGACACAGAGGTTGTGTGGACCCCAGACAAAAGGGGAAGATTTATAGTGTCATGGATCCCTGGAACAGCATTAAGAAATAACAATAATATTAGAAATGGAGTTAAACATCCGTCTAATGAACACATTGGCGCATTCGGATGTGACCCTTATGATATATCTGGAACAGTAGACGGCAGGTCATCTAACGGATCATTACATGGTATGACAAAATTCAACATGGATGAAGCTCCTAGTAATGAGTTTTTCTTAGAGTATATATCTAGACCTCAAACGGCTGAGATATTTTTTGAAGAAGTATTAATGGCGTGCGTGTTTTACGGAATGCCTATTTTAATAGAAAACAACAAACCTAGGCTGTTGTATCATTTCAAACACAGGGGATATAGAAGGTATTGCATGAACAGGCCTGATAAAAAGTTCAATAAACTATCTAAGACTGAAAAGGAGCTAGGAGGAATGCCTAACTCGTCAGAAGATATAAAGCAGGCTCACGCGTCCGCGATAGAGTCTTATATAGAAAAGCATGTAGGCATTGATAGTGTAGGAGAGTATAGACCTTCCGATGAAATGGGGACTATGTTTTTTAACAGAACATTAATGGATTGGGCTCACTTTGATATAACAAAAAGAACTAAACACGATGCCTCTATTAGTTCTGGATTAGCTATAATGGCTAATCAAAAACACGTCTATCTTCCCAAAAAAGAAGAGTCAAAAATAAGCATTACCTTTGCAAGATATGCCAACAAGGGAGTAACCAGTGAAATTATTAAATAAATGAAAGAAATTGAAACAATTTTAAATCCAGTTAGTTTTCCTAATCAATTAGCTTCAGACGAAGAAAAGGATACGTTTGAGTATGGGTTAAGGGTAGGTCAATCAATTCAGTATGAATGGTTTAAAAGAGATGGACAATCTTGTTCATATTATGGAAGATGGATAGACTTCAATAATAGGCGACTTTATGCAAGAGGAGAACAAGGCATTAGTAAATATAAAAAAGAATTTGCAGTAGAAGGAGATTTATCGTATCTAAATCTAGATTGGACGCCTGTACCTATAATACCAAAGTTTGTGGATATTGTAGTAAACGGAATGACCGACAGGATGTTTCACATTAAAGCTTACGCTCAAGACGCCATTTCAGCAGATAACAGGTCTGCCCATCAGAGACTCATTGAAACTGATATGATTTCTAAAGATTTATTAACGGGAATACAAGAAAATTTTGGAGTTGATGCTTTTAGCACAGACAAAGAAGAACTTCCTGAAACACCAGAGGAACTACAGTTATACATGCAATTAAAGTACAAGCCGTCTATTGAGATAGCGGAAGAAGAAGGGATTAACACTTTGTTAGACGAAAATCACTATCAAGACACTCAAAGAAGATATAACTACGACTTGGTTAATTTAGGAATGGGAGTCATTAAGCATGAGTTTTTGCCAGGCGCAGGAGTTAAGGTTGATTATGTAGATCCAGCCACTTTTGTATGGAGCTATACAGAAGACCCTTGTTTTAAAGATTGTTTTTACTTTGGCGAGGTAAAGCAAGTTCCTATTACAGAACTTCTTAAGATAAATCCAGACATAACGAAGGATGAGATGAAAGAAATATCACAACTCGGTTCCGCTTGGTTTAATTACTATGGATTAATAAAGCCTTATATGAATGATATTTTTAATAAAGACGTTGTTACGCTTCTTTATTTTAATTACAAGACATTTAGAACAATGGTTCATAAGAAAAAGAAAATGGATAATGGGGGAGATAAAGTGATTCAGAGAGAAGAAGGATTTAACCCCCCTGAAGATAGCGAGAGGTTTTCAAAGGTTGAAAAAAGAATAGACGTTTGGTATGATGGTATTATGGTGATGGGAAGTAATTATCTACTTAAGTGGGAGTTGGCTAAAAACATGGTCAGACCTAAGTCAGCATCACAGAGAGTTACGCCTAATTATATTGTGTGTGCGCCAAGAATATATAAAGGAGCCATAGAGTCTTTAACAAAAAGAATGATACCTTTTGCTGATCTTATTCAAATGACACACCTTAAACTTCAACAAGTGATAGCTAGGGTAGTGCCAGATGGTGTATTTATTGATGCAGACGGATTGAATGAAGTAGATTTAGGAACAGGCGCGGCTTATAATCCAGAAGACGCTTTAAAGCTTTACTTTCAAACAGGTAGCGTGATCGGCAGGAGCTTTACTCAAGACGGGGAATATAATCACGCTAAGATCCCTATTCAAGAATTAGGATCAAGCAGTGGTCAACAAAAAATGGCAGCTCTTATTGGGAATTATAATCATTATTTAAACATGATAAGAGATGTGACGGGACTAAATGAAGCAAGAGACGCTTCAACTCCAGACCCAAATTCATTAGTAGGAGTACAAAAATTAGCCGCATTAAACTCTAACACAGCAACTAGACACATTTTAGACGCCAGCTTGTTCATGACAAGAAGGCTTGCTGAAGGACTGTCTTGCAGAATATCAGATATTTTAGAGTATTCAGACTTTGCTGAAGAATTTGCCAATCAAATAGGAAAATACAATGTATCTATATTAAATGATATAAAGGATTTGTATTTACACGATTTCGGAATTTTTATAGAAATGTCTCCTGATGAAGAGCAGAAAGCTAAGTTAGAGGAAAATACACAAATGGCTTTAAGTAAGGAGTCTATAACATTAGAGGACGCTATAGATATTCGTGAAGTTAAAAACTTAAAAATGGCTAATGAGTTGTTAAAGTTAAAAAGGAAGAAAAAAGAAGAGAAAGACCAACAAATGGAGATGCAGAAAATAGAGCAACAAACTCAAGGGAACATTCAGTCTGCTCAGGCCGCAGCTGATTCTAAACTGCAAATTATTCAAGCTCAGGCTCAAGCTGATATTCAAATTCAAGAAACTGAAGCTCAATTTGAGATAGTTAAGAAAAAGGAAGAAGCTCAATTGAAAAAAGATTTAATGGAGGTTGAGTTCCAGTATCATATGCAATTAAGAAAAATA